ATGTTAGCAATTCTGCTAATGACAATTTAATCTTTTCCATTCTGTTTGATTTAAAATTTTACAAATATAATATTAATTCTCCCATTTGTCTAATGGGCACTTCTGTTCTTTTGGACTATCTACGGGTGTATATATCTTTCCTTGTAAAGGGCATCCGCAGCTACCACATAAGAAATAGTTATTAACTAAACCACCTGTCATATTCTTTACATCAACTTCTTGTAGTGATGGGCAAGTAGAACAAACCGCAGAACGCTTGTCAGCTAATTCCTTTTGTTCATCTGTATGAAAAACGGCTATACCCCAAGCCTTTGCAATTGTTAGAAATTTATTCATCTCTCTTTTGTTTGGTTACGCAAATATAAGAATAAAAACAATAATATTAACAACTGTATGATTCTTGAACTGCCGCACCATTACCATAATTAGTTATGTAAACAGAACTTGCATTAACACAAGGAGTCTGCCCAATACTACCTGCAGAGCTTGCGTAAAAACTAAAGTATCCTGTACTGCCATTACAATAGGTATAGTACCCATCAACGTAGTATCCATAGTCGTAAGCAATAATATCATATACCTTACATACTTGAATAGCCGTACAAGAACCTGCTGAGTTAGCATAATTCTGCCCGTCGGTAGAGAAGTTAGAATTAGCAGTTGCGTCAGCCCCAGATTGATTAAGTATGCCCGTATATGAGTAAGTATGGGAGTAAGTTACAGTACCTCCGTTATATCCACTGCCACAGTTGTTTCTTGTAAAACTACCGCTTTTGTAAGCATAGAATGTACAAGGGTCTGAGCCAAAGTCATTAGATGTAAACTCTACTCCTCCTCCACCATTCCTATATTGGTATTGGTCTACGCCACCACCACAGCCATTAGCGTTTTGATATACCTGATAGTTTGTGCCTCCGTAACATCTTACTCCTCTATCTAAATTATAATTAGGAGTTGTATTGCAACCTCCTCTTGATGGCTCTGTTGTCCCTACACTACTTCCATTAACAATGTATTGTAAGCCTGTTCCTGAACATCTATTTCCATCATAATATACCGTAAATGTTGTACATCCTACGCAAGTATCATAGCCTGTAGGGGAAAGTTCTTGATAGCCTGCATCGCAACCACAGTTAACTCTATTTGTTGCCCCTGTAGCAGAACCATTACAGTTATATTTTTGCACATAAACCTTATCTCGATTATTGCAATAGTAGTCAGTATAATAAGTTCCTGCACAATTTTGATTACAGCCACAATAATTATACGCAGTTGGATTTGTATTTCTATAAGAACCATCGCAACTATTGCGTTCCATATTACCTCTGTAATTACATCCGTCACATTTATCTGCCTCAGAAACAGCATTCCAGCAACAGCAAGTGCCATTAGCATTAGCATAGTTCTGCCCATTAGCATTTACGTTTGCTACTGCCATATTATAAGCAGCAGTTGAAGCAGCAGATATCGCATCACTACAAGTAGCTGTAGAAGTTGCAGAAGCGTATTGAGTAGGTGACGGATATCTTACAGTTCCATTTCCGTAGCAATTAGCCCCGCAATTATTTCTTGTAAAGTCAGCAAAATAATCACCAGCTCTATTAGAAGCTGTCCAAGTACAATATCCTTCGGAGTTGTATTTAGCCTGTAAGCCTGCATCGTAAGCATTGTCTGATATTACTTGAGCTTGATAATTAGCGTCTGCTTGGGAAATAGAAGATGTATAACTTCCACTTGTTGAGTAAGTTGGGTATCCTGCCCCGTAATTTAAGTAAACAGTGCTCCCTACAACAGTTGTTGTTGGAGAACAAGTATTTGTACAGTTATTCTTTTGCCCTACTGATTGTCTAGTTGTTGTAGCAAAACCATTAAATGAACAAGCTCCGTTAGAAGGCGGAGTAGTCCCAACATTAACATTATTTACATAGTAATTAGGAGGGTTAGATGATAGGATATTAGTATCCTTATAAACCAAGTACGTTGTTCCTGAGCAAGTGTAATAGTTTTGCGACTCTAATGTTGGAGTTCTGTTATAGTCAACGTAGTTAGCCTTAGTAGCAGTTGCAGTAAAAGAATTAGTCCCTGATACGCTTGCCGTATTACTTATATTAATATTCTCCGTTGTAGCCTTTACTGTTATCTTAATTGTATAATAAGAAGATGTTTGGTTTGCGGGTACATTATTTGAATTAGAGTTTATTGTTACTGTTTGTCCTGATATAGATGCCGTCCAACCCGAACCTGATGGCGGAGTTACAGAGACAATTGTTAACCCTGTTGGTATAACGTCGGTAACGACTACTCCTGTTGCGACTACTGACGAATAGTTATATACAATTATCGTATAGTCAAATACTTGATTGTAAGTAATCGTACTTGAGTATGGGTTAGTTTTTGTTATTGCTAATGCTGCGTAATTTAAGCTAATATAAAAATCAGACGATAAGGGACTATTTACCGCATAATATGCAGACGATACCGTTGGCATATAAACTATTGCAGGAGGAGCTATTGCCCCATTCCAACCTGAATATAAAGCGGAAGTCATCAATACGCTTATATGATATGCGGCAGGATTGGTAGATACATTATAAGGATTCGTAGGAGCAGTAATTGTAATAGTTAAAGTACTCCCAGATAGTGTAGCAGGAACGCTTGTTGGCTCGTCGTTTCCTCCTCTATAATATGCAACAATAGGTTGCCCGCCCGATAAAACACAAGATAATCCATTAGGTATTGTTATAGTAAAAACTACATTGCCTTGTGTAACTAATGTGCCTGTATTTGTAAAATGAAATGCGTAGTAGAATTGTTGCCCAATTGTATACCTAGAAGAACCGCTTATAGAACCAGATGCATTCTCAGACACCTTATATCCATCTTTACTAAAATTAGCCTTGTCGGCTTTATCTAATAAAGCATATTTGTCTGGAAGTATTGTCCTTGCCTCTAATCCAATGTTGGGTCTAAGTGCGGTTATATCTCTTCTTGCTACCAATTGCAGCCCTGTTGGATTTAATGCTGAAGTATATTTTGCATTATAATATGCATTACTAGTATCAAACCAGAAAGTTCCCGACATCCTAGCCATACTCATAGCTTTTTTAGGAGCACCCATAGACATAGCCCCAGACCTAGGTACTAATTTAAAGGTATTAATCCCGTCAGTAATGTTCTTAGCGGTAATGATTTTTAAATTAGGAATATCATCCCAATTAATATTATCATAATCAGTTGGCATTTATTTTTTCTTCTAGTTGTGCAATACGCTTCTGTAAAGATAATATAAGTAGTGTATGTGTGTCGACATAGTTCACAGATAAATATCCTTTGTCATCTATGTTAACTAAGTCAGGGCATAGGTAATATACGTCTTGAGCCGAGTATCCGTAACGAACCTTGTCCTTGTCATGGGTGGTTCTTAGGTACTTGATTACATCTAAAGAAGAGAGGTCTACATCAGGATTCTCTCCTAATACTATCTTGTGTCTTATATCAGAACTTTCAAAGAACGCAGTTGCTGTGATATTGTATCCTGTAGCATCTGAACCTACGGCACAAACTTGTGCTAAAGAAGGAACACCTGAACCTGAAGTTAAACTTATAGTCACGTTCCCCAATCCGTTAGTAGGAGATATTGTTATTCCTGTGCCCGCTACAATAGAAGTAACACCACTTTGATATTCAGGGATATTTAATGTATTTCCTATTAATGTAGCAGGACCACTTGTGTTTGACGTAGATAAAGTAATTGCTCCTTGTTTATTATTAAAGGTAGTCCAATCAGTTGAAGACAGGTACCCACTTGTTGAAGTAGTTGCCTGATTAATTGATATTGTATTAGTAGTTCTAACTAACGGAGTCGTAAATGTTAATACACTTTCTTTGCCATTAAATGAATTCCAATCGGTACTCGAAAGGTAGCCATTAGAAGAAGTTGTAGCTTGAGATATACTATATAATCCATTTGAATAAGATAATGGAGCAGTCGCACTAAATAGGTTTTTGATTGAACCGTCTGTTCCGCTATAAGGAGTGTAACCTAATACAGTAGTAACGTCAGACAATAGTAGTGCTACGTCTCCTGTTCTACCAAATACACTTGTAACCGTATCTGTAAACGAGGCAGTTAACGTAGTGCCGTTCTGCTTAGTTAATGTTATTGTCTTTGTTGTAGTACCTCCTACAGCTAACGTTATAGCAGACCTATCATACGCTGTATTCCAATTGGTAATATTTGTATTGGTAAT